ATATTAATATTCGGAAGTTTGATTATAATACTTCTAGCATAAGAGCGGCGTGGGTTGTGTACGGTATAATAGTGCCGCATTGCCTCGTTGATTGCGCGTCTGATAAGGGAGTCGGAATTGACCGCGCCTATTTTAACAGCGTCAATTTTAATAGCATCCTCTAGCTGAATATTGATGAGATTAGTAACCTCATCAATAATAATATCGTGAAACTTGGGCTTCGCGTAGAGCATCGGTTCGGATGTAATCAACTCGTCAACTAGAATAATTATCCCCTCTAGAAGATCATCGTAATCATCTGTATCAACGTCAGTCATATATATTGTTATTATATAGCTTTAATAAGATTAAAAAATCTTCAATTTTCTATTTAAAGATTATTATTCCTTTGAGGTCTCCTTCTTTCGACGCGGTTTTTTATCCTTGGAGGCATCTTTCTTTTTCTTACTATCGGGCGTCAAGTGTTTAATCATCGGTGATGTCGTTTACATTGCTATAGTCGGACGTATAATTTTTGATTTTATTTATTTTCGCGGTCTTATTAAGTTTGCTCCATGGCTCGGACTTATTCTGTTTCAACTCCTTGTCCAACATTAGCCCAATATCAACCTCGCTTGTGTCTGTTACGCTAGTATTATTCTGTTTATTTCCAGTAATAAACATAGTTTTATACCTTATATCTTTAAGCTCTTGGCACGTTTCATCTTTATTCATTTTATTATAATAGTAAAATGAGTTTAACTACTTTTTTAATATGCTAATATTTACTTAAAAAAAATAGACGGATTATATACTTATGAAGAAGATATCTATAACAGGGAAACACAATATTAACCTTATTAATGGTAATAAAGATAACGAGTTTAGGAACGTAGCTACTTACGAGGAACCGCTTATATCCGATCAACTATCGCTCGTTAATAAATATTTTATGAATATTGTAGATGAGAATACACCACATCTCAAGGGCGAGATAACACGGAAAATAAACGGCTACAAATCGCAGGACGTTAAAAAGAAGATATATGATGATAAAAAACTAGTGAATATTGATAATGTTCTCGAGAAATTAGTCGCTTGTAAACTAAAATGTTATTATTGTCGCAATCAAGTAAAGGTCCTTTTTACTAAGGTTCGTGATGATGAGCAGTGGACGCTCGACCGCATTGACAATGACATATGTCACTCTAATTCAAATACTGTAATATGTTGTTTAAAATGTAATTTACAGCGCAGAGTGAAGAGTTCTAGTGATTTTATTTTTACAAAGCAATTGAACGTTACGAGGGTCTAACCAGAACACCCGTGATTGCATATATAATATTCTTGTTCGGTTAATAATATTGTTCCAAACTGAAAATCGTGTATGTGATAGAGATGTTTAGTTGTTTGTAGTTTATTTATAAGCTGATACAGGTCATCGCGGCGGAGAGATTGTTCTAATAAACATAGCATTCTGTCTATTATATCTTGGATGCTGTTACATAGATTAATGTCAATTTCCCGTTTAAATCCGCCAAATGTATTACACGATATATAAAAGGACCGCATAATTTTCATTACTATTAAATCCATTGAAATATTTAATATTATTTATACATTTAATATTAAATATAATATTGTCGGTCTATTTAAATGGACGAATTTACATGGAGTGACGGAAGCAAATATGAACGTTCAAAAAAGGAGGACAATCCCGAAAACAAGACAACTGACGAAAACAAAGTTATCACAGAAACTGTATATGACACCACTATTAACAAGCGCGAACACGCTAATAATAAGATGAATGAGAGGGAGATGGTTAAGCAGGTATGCGACAACCCATTTTTCAAAAAGGATAATTATATAGATATCATCGACAAACAAGAACAGTTTCTTATGCCTAAAAATTCGAATAATGAATATTAAAAATAAAAATATGTTCCTTTGTTATAATGGCTTCGTTAAAATATCCTCTTCCTCCAGATAACATACCAGTATTAAATATGGATGACTATATGCGCGGGAAAGAAATTTCATCATCAGGGTATGGTGTGTATGAGGTATTAAATCATCCAGATAAATTATTGAAGATAATGAATTTATTTGATGCTGCTGAGGACGCAATACACGAGGACAATCCGTGGACAGAGTTAAAAATGTCCCATATTGCCGGAGAAATAGGAATTGGAGCTAAAATATACGGATATTACGTTGAAGATAGGAATATACACATGATAATGGAGTTAATTGAGGGGACGCTTTTAAAAAACACATCAGTAAATGAAAAAATTTACAATAAGGTTTTGAAAGTCGTAGAGATGTTAATAGATAATGGAGTCAAAAACACCGATATCAACGGAGGTAATATAATTATTCAGAACGACGGTAGTATTAAAGTTATTGATTATGGACAGGCATATGAAATATCAAAATTGTCCGGTTCGAAAAAACAGAATCTAATTATTAAAATGGCAAAATATGCGAAACCACACGATTATTCCGAGAAATACAATGATGAAATGTCTAAACGGTTAGAAAGTAAGTTAACAAAACTGAAACAGGGGCGCGGAAAGACGAAACGGAAGGCAGGGCGGAAATCGAAGCGGAAAGCGAAGCGGAAATCGAAGCGGAAGACGAAACAACGCTAAATGATATATATCAAATAATATTAATTAACTATTAGTATTTAAAATGATAGACAATTAAATATTAGATGACATCATATACAACTCAAAATAGTTTACTTCTTACCAATTTATTAGAATTTTATGATAAGGAGGATAATCTTGAGGTGATGTTGAATATCATTAATGGTGAGTCGCCAATCTCTCTGCGAATAGTTGATTGGTTTGTAACTAACTATGCGAAACAGAAGTTTACTGTATATGTTTTGGAAGAGGGTGGGCGGTTCAAGGTTTATAATGATTATAAATTAAAATTAAAAGCGTATTCGAAGAAGCGGTTTGATCCATTTTGTAGGTGGGATAGAATAACTATACCATACAAGGATGATACGCTAATTCAGACCACGATTGGACAGCTTAACTTCTTCAAGTGGGCGCTTGAAAATGAAATAATCTCGTATATCAAGAATAACTACGCCGATATTGAAAAAGACATGAACAATAGAAATAGCACATCGAAGCGCAAATTGGTACTCAACAACAGCAAGACGCGAAAAAAACGCGAGGAACTCTCAATATCTGCGTCCAAGACAATTAAACAGGAAAATGTATCAGTAACAATTAAATTTGATTGATTATTGTGAATACAATATAAAAATTATAATTCGTTTTTATTAATGGGGAACTCTTTATCTATTAATAAAATTAATTTCGAGGATGTTCAGGAAGCAATCGGAAAAGATTATATAATAGTAAATACGCTTACTATAAATAAGCAGAATTGTCTTATAGATAAAACACTCTCCGCCACAGACGAAGTCTCGGTAGTCAATCGAGCAATAACTGCCGGTAAATTAGGAGATAATATTATACTGTATGGAGAGAATTCTACTGATAACAGCGTATTCTCCAAATATAAACAACTTACCGACCTTGGATTTGATAACATTTCTATATATCTTGGTGGACTATTTGAGTGGTTGCTCCTTCAGGACATATATGGTTATGAATTATTTCCAACTTCAAAAAGAGAACCAGACCACCTTCAATATAAGGGGACAAAAAAAATAGACGTTAAAATGATAGAGTGAGGTGCGACAATTATCTACACTGTGTATTAATCCTCCGCCTCATCCATTGCGCGATTGGCAAGCTCGTCGGCGGCGGCATTATTGTTCCGTTTTACGTGGATATATTGGACGTTCTCAAAATTAAGCAACGATTTTTTTGCCTCATTGTAAAGGGGTTTTAAATTATCAGACTTTACCGAAAAAGTTCCATTAAGTTGGTTGATTACAAGAAGCGAGTCCCCTTTAATTATTAAATTTTTGATGTCAAGCTCGCACGATTTTTTAAGACCTAATATGAGACCCATGTATTCGGCATAATTGTTGGTCTGTGTGCCAAGCGACTCTGAACCTTCGCATACAATCCTATATGCGCTGTTGTAAATGACATATCCGCACCCCGAAGGTCCGGGATTCCCGCGACTCCCCCCATCAAACATCATAACAAAGTTATCAACCGACTCAATATTTATACGTAACGCAATCGTTTCAATCAAATTATCGGTGTGCGCTTTATTGGTATTATCACCACACCCGTCAAGGACAACCGTTGTTCCGCTCTTATCATCGCTCAACCACGCTTCGTGATAATCGTGACATTTCGTAAGGTATTCGATGGGGATGTTCTCTCCCACACGCCCGCGTTTGATTACGCGTTGCTGGGCAATTTCCGGAGTGGTCCTGATATATATGTAGTTAATCTCGGGAATATCACCAATAAATTCATTAAACCANCGNTTGTATATCTCGTAATTAATGGTGTCAATCTTATCCTCATCATACAACATCTTGGCAAAGACCATCTTGTCNGTTAACAGNCTGCGCTCCGTAACAATATACTTGTATCCTTTTTTGATTGCCTTTTGTAGNTGGGAAAGTCGCGTTATGTAGGCCATCATNTGAAATGAGAACGCATATTTTTCCTGATTCTCGTAGTATTTTTCAATAATAGTGTCGCCGTTCTCGTCGCATATCGTCTCCCACTCNGTTACCGGCTCTAGAAGGAAGTGAACNTTTTTNTTTCTAAAGAANCGNTGTTTTAGTTCTTTAATGATGGTCGATTTTCCCGAACCAATATTGCCCTCGATTGAATAGATGTGCTGAGTCATTTTGATATGTTGTATAATTCTTCTTTATAATTAAATCAATTTTAAAATTGAATTAATAATATACCAAATATTAATGTTACAAATGGATTTTAATCAGTGTAAACTAACCAAAACCGAATGGAACAGTATCGAAATTCCCGTATCCGTAAATGAGAAATATATAAGTAATCTTATTATTCGTGGTTTTAACGATGTCAATATCACTATTAATAAAAGCACATCACTCATGTCGTTCCTGAAGATTACGTCCACAGAATCGCTAGATAGTTATGTTTACTGTAAATACATACAGAGTGATATGAATAAGGTTCTGGATACATTGTCGGATAAAGTAAAGCAAAATAGTGAGTTTATATCTATTAAACTTACTAACATACCCATTAAAAAAGCAGACGCAATCCGTTTCAGCAACACAGATAAACAGCTGTCGCAGCATAAAAAAACCATAGTGGAATTTGTGGTGGTCCATATTATTGACAAACTCTGTAAATATTACAGCAAGAAAAATGACAAGTGGGTATTTTATTACTATACCTTGTGTAAAATGATGCAGTTTAATTTTGAATCTTTCAACCGTGTTCTGAAAGAGAACGCGATGAAGGTAATCGGAATATTTAGTTCTGAGTGTCTCTATGACTCTATTATATCTCGAGGAACCGAAATTATAGAGAACAATTCCTATCTCTTTGATTATTCCGATGATAAATTATATGAACACCAAAAGCAGCTATTCACATACTGTAAAGATAAGAGTCCAAAGCTGGTTCAATATATTGCGCCAACCGGCACCGGAAAGACGATGTCTCCGCTAGGACTTTCCGAACACTCGCGCGTGATATTCGTATGTGCTGCTCGCCACGTTGGTTTGTCGCTGGCCAAGGCCGCCATTTCGTCCGGAAAGAAAGTGGCGTTTGCGTTTGGCTGCAGCGACGCGGAGGATATTCGACTACACTATTACGCAGCCAAAGACTACACCACAAACTGGAGAAGCGGCGGTATCGGAAAGGTGGATAATACTGTTGGTAATAAGGTTGAAATAATGATTACGGATATCAAGTCCTATTTACCGGCTATGTATTATATGCTTGCGTTCAATCGCAAAGAGGACATCATTCTCTATTGGGACGAGCCAACAATTACTATGGATTACGAGGAGCACGATTTTCACGACATTATTCATAAAAACTGGACGGACAACCTTATCGAAAATGTGGTGTTGTCATCTGCGACACTCCCACAATACGAAGATATGCAGGAAACGATTGGCGATTTCAAGTCGAGATTTTCGGACGCGAAAATACATACGATAGTCAGCCACGACTGTAATAAAAGCATCCCGATCATTAATAAGGCGGGTTATATTGAGATGCCTCATTTTATGAGCACGAAGTATGAGGAGGTTCAATCGATTGTCAATCACTGTAATAAATACAAAACCCTCTTGCGCTACCTCGATTTCGAAGAGGCGATTGTCTTCATACAAAAGGCGAATGAATTGGAGGCGTTTGCGTCGCACCAGTTTTCAATATCGCATAATTTCCACGAGGTGAATGATATCACGATGGCGAGCATCAAATTATATTATTTGAAATTGCTTGGAAATATCAACCCGGATAAGTGGGACGGACTTATTTCATCGCTTCGGCAGAAATTGTATCATCGTTCAACGATTCATATGGTAACGAGCGATGCGCACACGCTAACAAACGGTCCGACGATATTTCTCGCCGACGATGTAAATAAAATAGCGCGGTTCTGTTTACAGGAGGCGCGCATACCCGAACAAATCATACAGAACATTCTGGGCGTTATTAGCTATAACAATAACATTAAAAGCAAAATTAACGTTATGCAAAAGTTGTACGAGGACGGCACGAAGGAGGACGAGAATAAGGAGAAAAAAATGACGGATGGGCGTGTGAGCGCCGATATGCAGCGCCTGATTACGAATATCAAAGAGCTCGAACAATGTATAAAGACTGTCGAGCTGGATAGACAATATATCCCGAATAGTGAGGCACATCTAAGAAAATACAGCGCGACGGTTAACGGTAGCCAATTCCCATTTACGTGCGACATTACCGACGACGTTATCGAAGACATCATGCTGATTGACGACGTTGAAGACATATGGAAAATCCTTCTTATGATGGGCGTCGGCGCGTTTATGCTCCACGACAGCGATAGCTATATTGAAATTATGAAGAACCTCGCGCAGGAACAGAAACTATACATGATTATTGCTTCGTCGGACTATATCTACGGGACAAACTATCAGTTTTGTAATGGTTATATCAGCAAGGATATGGCGATGATGTCGCAGGAGAAATGTATTCAGGCAATGGGGCGAATTGGGCGAAATAAGCTTCAACATAAATATAGTATTCGGTTCCGTGACGACGGTCTTATTAATAAGCTCTTTAATGAAGCCGTAAATAAACCCGAGGTCTCTAATATGGCTCGCCTATTCAATAGTTAAAGTATATAAATAATAAAATATCCTATTATATAATGAGGTCCGAATTTCTAGGAAAGCTAACATTGGGTGCGGTAACAAGTGGGATGATGATGTATTTTTTAAACACAAATAAAAGAAAGCGGCGCGGATACGGATTTGATGGATATGACACAGACGATTATCGCGACGAAACATTATATGATGACGACGCACCGGACGACGCTAATGATATGGACGTTTCTATTAAAGAGTCGCCCAATCGTATTCAACCAGGCGACGTCTCCTCCACACATACACCCTCTTCGTCCGAAGAGCTGGTCATTTGTAATCTTGACGATATGGTTTACTCCAATCTAACTGTTATAATACCTGATAATAGGTATAAGAAAATAGGTGGTTATGTGGAATACGTCGACTACGAACGATTAGAAGAGTATTTTGAGTAAGTTTTTTATTTTTATGTTATTATTAATGATTTAATGTTATTATTATTGAATTAATGTTATTATTTTAAAAATAATATTAACTGTATGGTTTAACGCAGTCGGAGAACGAGGTGGATGGTGGATTCCTTCTGGATATTGTAATCGCTCAGAGTGCGTCCATCTTCGAGCTGCTTTCCGGCAAAAATAAGTCGCTGTTGGTCGGGCGGAATCCCCTCCTTGTCTTGGACCTTCTGCTTTACGTTTTCAATCGTGTCGCTCGGCTCTACGTCTAGTGTGATTGTTTTGCCTGTCAATGTTTTTACAAAGATTTGCATTATATAATTATATATTGGATATATTATTTAAATTATAAACACTATTGTTCTGTAAGTATTTTAAAAATAACATATTATTTATGGTATTTTTATATTTGATTTGATTTACTGATACTAGATGGAACTAGTTCGAGTAGGCAAGACCGCCCATGCCCGACATGACACGGAGGACGTTGTAGTTGGTCGCGTAGACACGGACCTTGGCGGTCTTGGTGCCCGAGACGGTGGCGTTCGAGAGGACAAGCTGGAGGGTGGCGTTGTCAATGCGCGAGAAATTGCACGAGCCCGACGGCTGGTGCTCCTCCGGGCGAAGGGCGAACGAGTAGACGTTGATGCCCGAGTCCGGGGCGCGGGTGTGCGACTGGAACGGCTGGACGAGGTCGAAGTAGGTGCCCTCACGCTCCGAGAAGCGGTCCTGGCCGTTAAGCTGGAGCTTGGCAGTGACGACCGGGTTCTCGCCCCAGCAGTGCATGTCGAGAGCGGTCTCGGCGAGGACGAAGGTGCCCGCATCCGAAACCGACGAGCCGGCATCACCTAAACCTTCGCCACCGGTGACACCGAACTCACCAGCCGAAGCCTGGGTGTAGAAGTTCGCACCAACAGTCGAAACGTCAACGGCGCCGGCGTCCTGGAAGAGACCCGAAGCGTTGATGAACGAGTTGGTGGTGGCCGAGGTCGATGCGTCACCACCGAACGCCATGATGGAGTTCGGGAGAGCATCGACGGCGTCAGTGTAATTGAATGGCTGGGCGCCAAGAGTCTTGAAGAGCATCTTGTTCCTCTCGAGCGAGGCGCAGTAGTCAACATTCTCGTCCGGCTGGACGACCCAGACAAGCTCCTTGCACGGGTGGTTGAAGTTGAGCTTGATCTTGTTCGACGACGAACCGACCGACTCATCGCCAGTGAACTGGAGCTGCTCGATGAGGTACTCGTGCGGGTTCTGGGCCATGCGGCGGCGCTCGTCGGTGTCAAGGAAGACGTAGTCGACGTAGAGCGAGGCGGCAACGAGCGACTGGTTGTAAGCCTTGGTAACCTTGGGGGCAGTTCCATTAGACGAGTCAAGGCTGCTGACAGCCCAGAGGCACTCGTCAATCGGACGGAGGTCGAGGTTAATCTTGACCTCGTGGTACTGGAGGGCGATGAGCGGAAGCGCAAGGCCCGGGTTGCGGCAGTACCAGAACTGGAGCGGCACGTAGAGAGTGGTCTCCGGGAGGGCGTTGCGCGGGGCGCAGACCTGCTTCGGGGCAGTGGTGTCGCACGGACCGTCGACCGCAGCGAAGCCGGGGTCGGTGAGGTAGGTAAGCTGGGTGGTGTTGCCAACCATCTTGTAGTAGCCACGCTCCTGCTCCTTGGAGAGAGTGAGCTGGTTCCAGATGTGCATCCAGTCGCCATACTGGCGGTCGATGCGCTGGCCACCAATCTCAACCTCGACGGACTGGATAAGCTGCTCTCCAGGGAAATCTAACCAGCGAGCGAATACATCCTCACCGGTAGCATTCTCAAGGCTCTGGCCAATCTCCGGGAGAGTGACCTGAAGGTAAGTGCGGTAGGCAAGATCACCGTTGCGGCTGATGGTGCAGGTGACACGGCGGCCGAAATCGGCCTGGCCGTTGAAAGTCTGCTCGATCGACTCCATGGCGAAGTTGGTGTGGCGACGGTAGGTCACCTTCCAGAAAGTAATTTGCGGGTTGCCGGTAAGATAGACATCTTGGGCACCGTAAGCGACGAGTTGCATTAATCCACCTCCCATTTTATATATATGCTAAAGAAAATAAATTTATGATTTTCACATTAATTTATTATCTGATTTATTAGTTCAACACAATTTTCTAAATCAGTTTATTAATATCTATATTTGTCTCAATAAACCTCCTTAAATAAGTGTCTAAATATATCTCCTTCTTGCCCTCGTGTTTTTTCGTAAAAACGTATGCGTCCTTGCGTTTTTTTACAGCCCACCCAGACTCAAGTGCGTTATAGATGAATGACATTTTTTGTAATTTAATAGTATCTATTTCAATTTCAGGAGAGGTAGATATACACACATTCTCCCGTTCCATTAAAAACACATTAGATAATGTATAATTAATATACACGAAAATATTTTTATTTAAATAAATTTCTTTAATATATCTAAAAATGGTTGGATTTAAACACAAAAATACAAAAAAAATTGTGGTTAATTCAAAACATACAACTACTCTTGATGGAAAGCACAGCGATATGCTTGAGGAATTCAGAAATAATAATAATAATTTATTTCCAACATTAGAAAACGAAAAAGAAGGCCTTAAACAGAAGTTGAATGATAATAAAGAGACGCCTCGGTTATCCGTAGAGAATATTCTAGACATAAAAGAGCGAATTAAATCAATCAGAATCCAAATTAGAGATTCAAAACGAAAGGAAAAGGATTATTTATTGACAAATTCAAACATCATTTTTGATTATTTTGAAGATAAGAAGAAAATATCGGAGGGAACGAATCAATTGACCAGATTAGACAAGTTTTTTAATATTGAAAAAAAGAAGAAATATACAACAGAGAACAAGAATAATGTTCAAAAATATCTGGTGAATGTGGACGATACATTTCTAAACATTGACAGCTTCATAAAGCATACAGACGTGTGTAGCTCGTGTAATAAAGGCGAGTTGATTCCAGTCGACCATGAGGGAATTTTAATATGTAATAATTGTCACGTAACCTTGAAATATCTGGTTGACAATGAAAAGTCATCGTATAAAGAACCACCCAAGGAGCTGTGCTTCTATGCTTACAAAAGAATAAATCACTTTCGCGAAATATTAGCCCAGTTTCAGGCGAAGGAAACCACACAGATTCCGGATGAAGTATTGCTAAATATAAAACTCCAAATTAAAAAGGAGCGAATCGGCCTTCATCAAATAACAAACAAAAAAGCAAAGGAGATTCTCAAAAAACTGGGATACAATAAATATTATGAGCATATCCCATTTATCAAAGACAAATTAGGGATAAAACCACCTATAATGTCGCCCGAGTTAGAGGAGACGCTGTGTAATTTGTTTATGGAAATACAGGCGCCCTATGCTAAATTTTGCCCCGACGACAGAGTTAATTTTTTAAATTATTATTATACGGTCTATAAATTATGCGAACTCCTTAATCAAGTGCAATTTCTAGAGTTCTTTCCTATGTTAAAGGACCGAGAGAAACGAATAGAACAAGATGAGATATGGAAAAAAATATGCTACGAGCTTGATTGGGAGTTCGTGCCAACCATTTAAATAATACCTATTTTGTTATAGATATTATTTTGGATTGTTTACTAGATTAACTTGCTATCTCTCGCGTGCTTAGCGGGGGAAACCGACGAGGTTAGCGCCGATGCCGAAGCCGGCACCCGAGCGGGCGCTAACCGCAATAGCGGGGACGTAGGTGTCCAGAATGCTAAAGGTGGCCGCCGCACATAGCGCAATTAGGGCAACCTCGTCCAGATTGAGGGTGCGCTTCTTATCGGGAACCAAAAAGGCGGCAAGAGCCACCATAATACCCTCCACTAAATATTTAATCGCTCTTTTAATTAACTCACTTATGTTAAGTCCGTTTATTAAATCCATATTATAAATATTAATAAGAAAAAAATATATATATCTGCCATAAAAAGCTTAAATAATTAACGAATGTATTAATAATATGGAAACTAAACCCGAAGGCGTTACCACAAAAATTAATTTGGATGGGTCATTAAACTCTAAATATGTGGACTTGTTGGACGAGGACAAGCCTATCGCCGGACAAAAGTTCACGTGCGTTTCTTTTCTGTCTCCTGAAAAGATTATTAAGGATAAAAGCATCTTTTTTTTTAATGAATTCCTAAAGCAATGGGAAATGTCTAAATCGCTAGAAAAGTATACGCAATTTTTGAGCTTTCTCGCATATAAATACGATGCGCTAGAATTTGACGAGTTAACAAAGGATATGGAGGATTTTGTGAAGGACCAGCGGGATAAATTATTCACGAGCACGCTCGATGATGAGTATAAGACCTATGTAGATAACAACGAGGAGGCGCTAGACAAGGCATTCGATGAGAAGCACAGCTTTAAAACGAGCGTGCGNGGATTAAAGGTGCGTGGGTGTTTTCCGTCGCAACAGGAGGCAGAACTGAGATGTAAGATGCTTCGCGAAATTGANCCGAACCACGATGTTTATGTTGGTCCGGTTGGAATGTGGATTCCGTTTCACCCAGAGGCATATAAGACTGGGCGCGTGGAGTATCTTGAAGATGAGCTCAATCAGCTAATGAGCGAGAAGGATAAGAATGAGAAATCGGCAAAGGAAGATTTTGACAAGCGCGTTAAGGAGAGCAAGAAGAAGGCGATTGATGACAATAAGGAGAAGGCGCTCGAGAGCGGCAATGTGTTAACGCAGACGATTGATGAGAATGGAAATCTGGTCTCTATTAACAACGTGAATAGTATTGAGAATAAGTTTAATAATGAGACTACCGTGGCTGATATTCGTAAGGAGCTATTCGAGGATGATAATGTTGTGATTGATAAGAACAACGACCACGGTCTAAGCGAGCTCACTATTAATAAGCCCACCGAAGCAGCAACTGATGCTAGTGCTGAAACCACTACCAAGGCAAATGTCGATGGTAAACCGGTGGTTGACGAGACGATTGAGCTTTCAAAATAAGCGTTTACAACCCATAATCAAAAAAATTGATACTTAAATATATTATCTAGAATATTTAAGTATAATAATGACAAAACTAGTGTGCTATCATGCCAAGTGCAATAAAAAAATTAAGGTGGTTGAGGAACACGCAGGAAAGTGTAGGTGTAATCATATATATTGTATGAATCATCGCTTACCCGAGACACATGATTGTAGTTTCGTGTTTGCTATTGACAAAGAGGTATTTATAGCCGAAAATAAATGTGTTGAGTCAAAGCTTAAATTTACCATTTGTTCTTCCGAACATTAATTTTAGTGACACCCTTTTTGGGAGTATTTGGATTATATACGTCCTCTTCTTCGTCCGATTCTAGGTCTTTTGATATCTCCCAAAACTCTTTTGAGCCTAGTTTGAATTCGCCTCTTGGCTCCGCCTTATACCAGAATATCTGGTCGTGTAATTTATTGGATTTTGAGTTATTGTCTATTACTAAACACTCAAAATTTTCCGTACATTGATCCATTACTTGTGAAAAACTCTCAAACGTGGGAAACATACCAGCATAATTTTCCCAAATGCGTTTTCTATTCGATATATAGGGTTCTCTTAATATAAACACATAGTCAATGTTGGTTCTGAGATTAGGGGGGATACCCAAAGGATATTGCATTGTAATTACGAGCATAATTTTCCAGTGACGACCGTTCATAAAAAGTAGTCTCATCATCTTATCTTTTGTCCAGCTATTATCAAAAAGACAATCATCAAGTATTACAAATGCTCTGGGGTCGATGGACGATTTATTATAATTCAGTATTTCCTTTTTCACCTGTTTCAATACAGTCTTCTGCCGTTTCAAAATATTTTCAATGATGGCGGTGTTATATTCATCGTGTATGAATAACTTTGGAACGTGACCACCGTAAAATCCATTTCCCGCTTCTGTTCCAGAGATTACAGTGCCAATAGGAATATCTTGATGATAATAAAGTAAGTCGCGAACCAAATATGATTTACCTGTATCACGCCTTCCAATTAGCACAACAACAGGTCCCTTATTTTCGTCTGGTCTGAAACTGATTTGTGACATGTCGAATTTTCTTAATTCTAAAGTCATTTATAGGAATTTAAGAAAAAAAAGCACTCTTTTATCCGAATATATGAGTTAGATATTAGTTTATTATAATATAGCTTTCTAAATAATGGAATTCTTTTATAAAAAATATGATAACACTAATTTATTTAGCAATTTTGAAAATATTGAGTTAACAAATCTCTCTAATATTCAGAATTATGTCCCAATTTACAAGAATTTTTTTAGTCTTAATGAAAACAATTACAACATGATTGGTCTGAACCACAAATATTATATCAAAACACTAAAATCAAAGGAATCTGAAAACAAATTCATAGGAGAAGTATCCGATATTAGCAACACGATTCGCGAAAAGCAGATGTTTTTCAAATACAGTCCTTTACTGGACCCGACCAAATATATTACTGGGAAATACGACACCTCACACAATAATTTGATAATATTGCCTCGATTTGGAGAGACCGACGCACACTCCAAGCTATGCGACATAAATAATTCTGCTTATGTTGACAGCTTCTTTTCATATTTAACAAGCAAAATGCTAAACGATAATGATTTCACACATGGTATAGATTTTTATGGTTCCTTCTTGGGCGTTAAACGAAATTTCATATATGATATTAATGACGAGGTGGAATACCTGTATGATTCCGATTATTTTCACAAAAATAAGACAACGCTCTTTACTCTTGAAAATTCTTTTCATAACGAACTTTTAAACAAGAATACGCGAAATTACAAGAGCAATATCAAAATAGGCGGCGAAATAGGGAACGATGAAATTCATTTTACGGAGACTGAATTGTTAGACGACATCAATGGACTATTTTATACAGTAGATACATCGGGTAACACCGCCGCATCTGGCCCCGAATTATTCTACGAAGGTAATATCGATAAATATGTCGATGATAAATCCAACGACTCGTGCTCATCTAGGTCATCTAATTCTGATAATGGTTCTGTTACTCTCAGCGTGAAAGGTAGCGATGACGATAGCGATGACGATAGCGACGACGATAGTATGGATTCTACTCTGTCAGATGAAGTAATAAATGTTAACATCAAAGAGTTTCCGGTTCAACTAATCGCTCTAGAGAGATGTAAGGATACGCTTGATACGCTGATAGCCAGCGATACACTAATGGACGATGAACTGAGTGCTATTGTTGTTCAAATATTGATGATGTTAATTAC